TAAAGGTGATACCGCTGATACTGGTGATGAAGGTGGTGGTTCTCACTTTGATGCAAACCCTGCTGGTACTAATATTATTGAAGTTGGTTCTGGTACTGTCTTTATTGGTGACACTGGTGAGACAGAACTTGCAGAACCGACTCTTCCTCCAGAGGTTGACCCTAATCCAGTATCCACAGCGGAAACTGCATTTGGTGTTACTGGTACTGGAATGAATGAAACAAGAGCAAGAGAGATTATCAAAGGTAGAGAAGATGATATTGCTGTTGGACTTGATGTAGATTCAAATGAACCTTTTGAAATTCAATCCACTGAACCACAAGTTATTGCTGATGGTGATGGTAATGATTTTGAAGATGCATCTAAATCTGAAAGTAATATAGTTGATGATGACACTAATACAGAGTTGACTCAAAAGAATTTTGATGGTAAACTACTTAACTTTCTTCCACACACTGACCCTCGTATTTCTTCATCACTAAGACAGATTATGGAAAATGTCGCAAAAGAATATGGAAGAACTTTAACAATCACTTCTGCATATCGTAGTCCAAAATATAATGAAAAGGTTGGTGGTAGTGGAAAGAGTATGCATATGCAAGGAAAGGCTGTTGATATTCGTCTTACAAATACTTCTGTTGCAGATAGACAAAAGTTTATGCAACTCTTAGTGAAACACGGTATTAAAGGTATTGGTGCATACTTCCCAGCGAATGATGGTGGTTACTTTATCCACGCAGACCTTGGAGGTAAAAGACAATGGGGGCCTTCTGGTTCTAGACGTAGTAGTTATGGGTGGCAAAAACAAACACTTAAACCACTTGGATATATTGTATAAATAAACAGAGAGGATACTATGGAAATCGTTTGGACTTTGTTACTAACAGCGTGTTTTTCTGACACAGATTGTAGGTATCAGAATGTAGAATTTTTTGATACTAAAGAGGAATGTGTTGTTTTGAAAACAGAACTAGACGTAACAAGAGATGGTAATTGGGATACAGTTTATTATCAATGTAGACCATATAGGAGTTTAGAAGCGTAATGGCGATACAACCAGCATATAGGGATGCAGAGAGAACTAATGATTCAAAACGCTCTTCACGAATCTACAAAGATATTAATCTTAATTTTACTAGGCATCCCACTACTAAACAAGTAAGTGTTTTAACAGATGCGGCCGCAGTAAAAAGAAGTGTTCGTAATCTAGTGCAGATTGGTCAGTATGAAAAACCTTTTCACCCAGAGATTGCATCTGGTGTTCGTGATATGTTGTTTGAGAATATGACTCCATTTACTGCACAAACATTGCAAACAAAAATAACAGATGTAATAACAAACTTTGAACCTAGAGCATTACTAACTTCGGTTGGGGTAATACCAAGGTTTGATGAAAATCAATATGAAGTTACTGTTGAGTTCTATATTCAAAACGCACCCACAGAACTTATTGATTTATCATTTACATTAGAGAGATTACGATAATGGCAACCACAGAAAAAAGATTAGACGTTACCGATTTAGACTTTGATGATATCAAAGGAAATCTAAAAACATTTATGAGAAACCAATCAGACTTTACTGATTATGATTTTGAAGGTTCTGGTATGAGTGCATTGTTAGATGTTCTCGCATATAACACTCACTACCTTGCAATGAATATGAATATGGTTGCAAATGAAGCATTCCTTGATACTGCGTCTGTTCGTTCTTCGGTTGTATCTCACGCAAAGACATTAGGATATATTCCTAACTCTGCAAGAGCTCCTATTGCAAATGTTAATGTTACCTTAAATAATATTGGTACATTATCTAATGCAACCATTCCAGTAGGAACAGTTTTTACTACAGTCATTGATGATGTAAACTATCAGTTTGTTACCGTTGCAGAACATACTGCACAAACTGTAAATGGTATTTTATCATTTTCTAATATCCCAATCTATGAAGGAACTTATGTAACTAATCGTTATACAGTAAATACAAAGAATGTAGACCAGAAATTTTATATCAATGATGCAAATGGAGATACTACAACTTTGATTGTTGATGTATTTGATAATTCAAGTTCAACATCTTCAACAACATTTACACAAGCGTTAGATAACACTCAAGTTAAATCTAATTCAAATGTTTATTTTATTCAAGAAAGTATTGATGGTAAATTTGAAGTTTACTTTGGTGATGGTATTACTGGTAAAGCATTATCGGACGGAAACATTGTACGTCTAAGATATGTTGTAACTAATAAAACAAAAGCAAACGGTGCAAGTTCTTTTACAACATCTGCAACAATATCTACAATTACTGATATAACAACTACAACAGTTGGTGGTGCATCTGGTGGTGCAGAAAAAGAAAGTATTCAATCAATTAAATTTAATGCACCTCTTGATTATGCAGCTCAAGGTCGTGCAGTCACGGTTAACGATTTCAAAGCGATTGTGCCAAAGGTTTATGCAAATGCAAAATCAGTTCAAGTGTATGGTGGTGAAGATAATGATGTTCCAGTTTATGGTAGAGTTTATATTTCTATTGTTCCAACAACTGGTTCTATTACTGCATCTGCTAAAAATCAAATAGTAACTGATTTAAAAAACACATACACTGTTACATCCATAACACCAGTTATTGTTGACCCAGAGTATACTAAGTTAAGACTTGGTATTTCATTTATCTATAATTCCAAGAATACAATTAAAGCAAAAGAAACTCTAGAGTCAAATGTTCTGACAACAGTTACAGATTATAACACTAACAATCTTACAAACTTTGATGGTGCGTTTAGACATTCTGCATTTACAAGATTGATTGATGATACTGATGATGCAATTACATCTAATATTACAACTGTAAAACTTAGTAAAGATTTTACTCCAACAATAGGAACTCCTACAAAGTACACCATTCCATTTAGTAATGCATTACACAACCCACACGCTGGTCATAATAAAGAACTTGGTGGTATTTTAGAATCTTCTGGTTTCTTTATTTCTGGAAACGAAAATGAAATGTTTTTAAATGATGATGGTAACGGTAATGCAAGAATGTATTATGTTGTTGGTGGTACTACTAAAACATATCAAGATGAAACAGCAGGAACAATTGATTACAATACTGGTGAAATTATTATTACATCATTGAATGTTTCATCAATTTCAAATATAGATGGTGTAGCTTCAACAAAGATTAGATTAATTGTAAGACCAGAATCAAATGATGTTATCGCAGTAAGAAATCAAGTATTAGAAATTGATTTAGCAAATACAACAATTAGTGCAAACGTAGATACAATTGCAACTGGTTCTTCCTCTGCTGGTGTTGGTGTATCTACTGCAAGTTCTTATACTGGTGCAAGTTCAACTTCATCTTCAACATCAACAAGTTCAACAAGTTCTGAATCTTCAAGTTCAAGTTCTACGAGTAGTTCTAGTGGATACTAGTTATGGCTAACAATGACAATGCATTAAAAAATAAAGTCTCTACGCACATACAAACGCAACTGCCTGAATTTATTCAAGCAGACCATCCAGTATTTAATCAATTCATAAAATTATATTATCAGTTCTTAGAAAGTGCAGAAGTATCTTTTAGTGAAGTTAACAATTATCTAAGAGAAGAAACAACATCTGTAAACTTTGTTTTAGATGAAAATGGTGACCAGATTGTTCTAGAAGATTCTGAGGTAAAGTTTGAAGTTGGAGAAGTAATTACTGGTCAAACCTCTGGTGCAACTGCAACAGTTCTAGTTGATGATGTTGATGATAATAAAAGATTATTTGTAACATCTCAAACTCGTTTTATTGTTGGTGAGATTGTAAGTGGTGCAACCTCAAATGCATCTGGTACATTAGAAAAGTATAGACCAAATCCTATTTCTAGTGTTCAACAACTTCTTAACTATTCTAATGTCGATTCAACACTTTATTCTTTCTTAGATAAATTTAGAGATTCTTTTCTTGAGGGTATTGTTGATAATGTTGACTCTGGTGTTGACAAAAGAAAACTTGTAAAAAATATTCGTGACCTTTACCTTTCAAAAGGTACAAAGAAAGGACACGAATTATTTTTCAGATATCTTTTAAATGAAGAACCTATTGTTTCTTTTCCAACTGAAAATATGTTGCGTGTGTCTGATGGTAAATGGACTACACGAAATTTAATGAGAGTTAATTCTGTTACTGGTTTTCCTAGTGAACTAATTGGACAAACGGTTACTGGTGATACTTCTGGTGCAACTGCAATAGTTGTTTCGTCAATTACATTTAGAGAAGCACAAACAGACATTGTTGAGGTTGAGTTAGACACAGACACACTTGATGGAACATTTGTTCAAGGTGAAACTGTAAGAGGTATATCCACAGTTACAGACCAAGACGTTACATTTACACCTTATAGTATTGTAACTGGTTCTACTGTCACTAATGATGGTCAATACTATACTGCTGACCAGACTGTTAATTTAAATGTTACTGGTAGTCAAAGTGCAACTGCAAAAGTACAAACAGTCACAGTCGGACAAGTTGATGAAATTATTGTTGATGATGCTGGTACTGGATATGCTGTTGGTGACAACTTAGTTTTAAATAATGCTGGAACTGATGGGTCTGGTGCAACTGCACAAGTATCAGTTGTTGGTGGTGCAATCGCTCCAGAAGCAGGAGATGTTGCAGCTTACGGAATGAGTGCGACTGACCATATCACACTTGAAGAAACAAGTCAAGCTTTTTATTCAGACAATTATGAAGGTGTAAAAATTGTTCTTGAAACAGCAACACACGGTGATGCGCCTGGAAGTAATGCATCTGAGTCTGGTGAGATTACTGATGTAAGAATGGTTGCAAAAGGAAACGGTTACGCAAAACTTCCAACCATTACAAGTATTACTACATCTGGTGGTTCAAGTGCAAAACTTATAGCCGCATCTAATTCTGGTGTTGGTGGTGTTGGTTCTTTTACTTTTACCAACGCTGGTTTTAATTATAGTTCTGCACCAACTCTAATTCCTTTTCGTCACGCAGTTTTAAAAGATATATCTGGAACTTTTGTTTCTGGTGCATCTCTTACTTCTCATAGTGGAACTGTGACTGCATTTGATAGTGCAAGACAATTAGTATCATTAAACACGACTGCAAATCTTGTAGTTGGAAATACTGTTTCAACTGGTAGTGCATCTGGTGTTATTGCAAATATTGGAATTGCATCTGGAACTGCAACTGTTGGAACTGTAGGTTCAACAGATGGTGAGTTTTTTGGTGCTGATGGACAATTATCAGAAGATGTTATGAGAGTTCAAGATAGTAATTTCTATCAAGATTATTCATATGTAATCAAAGTTGGTGAGTCAATTAATACTTGGAGAGATTCAATTAAGTCAACAGTTCACCCTGCTGGTTGGAATGTATTTGGTGAGGTTGAAGTTGTAGGTCGTGCAACTACAAGAATATCTGCACAAACACTAGAGTCCTTTACTCCAGAACTTGCATCTCTATTCAGAACACTATTTGTTGCTGTATTTGGTAGACGATTAGGTACGGTTGATGATGGAACTACTTTAAGGTCATCACCAAAGGTTGATGCAGAAAGTCATACTAACCTTACAAGTTCAACAAGAGATACAACTCTTACAAGAATAAACAATGTTGTTATCGGTGTTGTCAGAACACCAAGAAGAGTAGGCCCAACTCTAGACCTTCTTCCAAAGTATGCATTTAGTATTGGTGGAAATACATCTGAAAACATTCCAAACTATCCAGGCATTAAAAGGACACAAAGTTTAGATGGTATTAATGACCAATCATTTACTATAGACCAATTTAGAAATATTCGTATTGACCAAGTTTCAATAAGAAATGCAGATGGAGGTTTCTCTCAAACTGGACATAGGTTTGATACTAATCGTATTACTTTTGATGATACTGAGAATTTTACTATTCCACCAGAAGCATTTAATACATCTATTAATGTACCACCGCCTGGTGAGATACAAGTATCTGGTGGTGCAAGAGTAAACGCATTTGATAATACATTTATCACATTTGATAATAGTACAGAAACATTTGATGAGACTGTTCTTACAACATTAATGAGTGATACTGGATTAAAATTCGATAGTACTTCTGTTAAATTTGATGGTTCTGGTGGTGATGCAGTTCCAAGAGATGTTGTAGGACTTTATAAAAATGATTTCAGTGACACAACTATCTCGTTTGACAGTGGTATAAATAAGTTTGATGAACAAAATTCAGTTGAAGTTGGTTCTAATATACCTAGATTTGATGATAGTTTTAATACATTTGATAGAAACAACTTTAAATTTGACAATACATCAATACCAGAGAGGTTCTCATCAAGTCAATTTAAGTTCGATTTAACCTCTAAAACTTTTGACATAGGTGATTTACCTACATAAATAAATGAATGAAACTAATTAGGAGACAACTAAAATGGCATATCAAGCATTAGGTCTTGGTTCTTCCGCTAATGACGGTACTGGTGATGACCTTAGAACTGGTGGAGACAAGATTAACGACAACTTTGTAGAAATCTATACCAAACTTGGTAATGGTTCTGCATTATCCAATCTTACTTTTCCAACTAGTACAGATACTATTGTTGGAAGAGCAACGACTGATACTCTAACTAACAAAACTTTAACCACACCAACTATCGCATCCATTACAAATGGTGGAACTGTAACAATTCCATCTGGTGCTGATACACTTGTTGCAAGAACATCTACGGATACTCTTACAAATAAAACTTTAACTTCAGCAGTTTTAACTGCACCTAAGTTTGCAGATGCTGGTTTTATTGCAGACGCAAACGGTGCTGAACAAATCATTTTCCAAACAACTGCAAGTGCAGTAAACGAAATTGAAGTTACAAATGCAGCTACTGGTGGTTCTGCTGTCGCAGCTACATCAACTGCACCTATCATTGGTGCATCTGGTGAAACGAATGTTGACCTTGCATTACTTCCAAAAGGAACTGGTCATGTTACAATTCGTTCAACTGGTGGTTCAAATAACCAAGGTGCGATTAAACTGAACTGTGAGAATAACACTCACGGTCAAACTATAATGTCGCAACCACACGCATCTAGTGATAGTGGTTTTTTCATGTTACCAAAAGCAAGTACTGCTGGAAACGCAAGAGCAACCCCAGATGTTCTTCTTAGTGGTGATAAGACTGTAGGTACAGTGGAAGCAGTAAACTCTGCAACTGCACTAAGTCTTGACACAATGGTTTCAGAATTGACAACTGCTGGTTCTGCTCTTGCAATGACACTTGCAGATG